GCCCCTTTTAATTTGAGTGTGATTAACTCTGGTTTACACCATGATGTCGTCAACTCTGAAGATTCTGAAGTATTGGTTAGCTCTGTCAGTACCTGTACCGTCAGCGGCAACAAATGGATTTGCTACCATACCATATCTTGTTTTGAATCCCATTCTAGGTTGGAAATCGTTCTCACCTACTGCTTTAACCATAGTTAAAGGTACGTAAGGACAATAGAACATACCAGCGTCATACGGGTTAGTTCCTCTGTATCCAACACAAACGAAGTCGATAGTTGCATACGGATCAATGTAAACTTTAACTCTTCCGTTAAGAACACCAGCAAAAATATTACCAGTATCATCAACGTTTAGGTTTGTAGCTAAAGCTGGAGAATAATCTAACATGCCTGAAGCAGCTAAAGCTGAAGCAACATCAGAAGAAACGATAACATAGTTACCTTTTCCACGTCTTGTTTCTTTAGCAATTACGTTAGCTTCTCTTTCGATTTGCATGATAAGACCTTTGAACTTCTCAGCCATCCATCTACCATCTGAATCAGTAGCAACATCAAATACACCTTTAAGTGCAACTGATGATTGTAATGCTCCGAGATTAGCTTTTGCGTAAACAGTTCTAATCAACTCTCTATTGATTTCCGCTAGGATTTCAGAAGAAAGAATATTAGCAAGTTCTGCTTCAGCATCAAGACCATGAATAGCTTTCAAGTCTTGCGCTAATTCCATTGTGTATTCAGCTTTTAGAGCTCTGGACTTAGCAGTTACAGTAGCTTTCTCGATTGAGAATGCCATTTCACCGAAAGAACCGTCGCCTGATCCACCAACACCCAATCTCTCAGCAGCGTCTGTAGACATCCCTTCACCAGAAGTGATAGAAGTATCTTCATCAGCTAAAGAGTTGTTAGATCCAGTTGCATCAGTAACACCTTCAAGACCAGTAGGTCCTGCTTCGTGAGTACCTGCACCAGAGAAATCAGTATCAGCTTCATTGTGAAGTGCTTCTGTTCCGCCCTGAGTACTGTATCTTGATTTCATTGCAAAGATAAGTCCAGTAGGACCAGTCATTGGTTGTACACCAGCGATATCATATGCGATGAGGTTAGGCATAGCTCTTCTTACCAAAGAGATAAGAACAGGATCGAAAGTTCCGATATCTGAACCTGCCTGGTTATTAGCTGCGGCCGCTTCTGAAATGAAGTTTCCGCCCATATGTTGAGCATCTTCTCTGAGTGCTTGCTCTTGGTTCTCCAACAATCTAGCTACAGTAGCTTTCTTGTGCTTGTCAGCAATACTAGGCACTTCTTCGTGTTCTAGTACTGGAGCCCACTTTTCCATTAAATTTGAATCTGCGTTAAACATTTTTGTTTTCCCCTATTAGATTACTTGTTAAATTTCGAGATTGCTTGTGAGTATCTTTCCATTACATCACTAATATCAGCTGGTGCTGAGTCAGTTCCTGCAATATTTGATACTTCATCAGCTAATTCATTAATTTCTTTTGTAAAGTATGATTCTTTAACAACTCTAACTTTCATTTCAAAGTTATCTCTGTTATCAAATTCAATATCTTCAACTAAAGAACCTAATTTCTCAGCTTCTGTGTCGGCAAGCCCTGAAGATTGTTCTCTTACTACATCAGCTCTTTCTAAAGTTTGAACTGATTCGTGTAGTTTGATATTATCTTCTGTGGTTTTGTTTAATGTTTCTTCTAGTTCAGCAACTGATGCGGAAAGTTCTTCCACAATGTCAACCTTACCTTCAGGCACATCGATATAATGTTCTTTGAACACTGATTGTAAAGAAGTCATAAAGTCTTCAGCAATTTCAGTCCTAAGACCTTCTGTTACTGCCACTTCATTTGTATCCATCCAGTTAGAAACAACATAGTTTAAGTAGGAATCAACCTTCTCAACTAATTCGCTTTTAACTTCAGATACTTCTTCTTCAAGATTTTGCACATACTCTGTTTCTAGCCTTTCAACTTCATGAGCCAACTTACTTGTAAGTACGGCCTCAAAAATTGTTGCAGCTTTGCCACGGAATCCATCTGATAAAGTAGCTTCTTCAGCGATTACTGCATCTAAATCTTCCTCAAAGTCAACGGACTCAACTTTAGCTTTCGCCTTAAGTTCGTTTTACTTCTGTGGAGCTGATTTAATTGCTTTGTCAACGTCATCGATAGATTTCTTTTCGTTATCTTCCATTTCGTCAACTTTCGCCATTTTAGCAAAAATCTTCTGCGCATCTTCTTTTCTAGCTTTCTTTAACATATCAACTGCTGCTTGAATTACT